CTAATGTTCTCAACAAGAATTAATTCACCAATAACTTTTGACACATCAATCTCTTGAGAACTCTTCTCATTTATGATTGTTGCCTTCTTATAGGTATAATGGCTTGCCGTTGTATCGGACATAATTAACTACCTTTTAGTTCTGATATAAACTGTGTGGCAACTCTTTGAACCATCTTAGGATTGATAATTTTGATATTCGATAAGTCATCATTAAAGTCAATCAGTCTTTCTATATTTGTTTTAGCAACAAGACCAGTTATATTTGGATTGTGAGGATCTATATCTACATACTCTTTGTCAGAATTTTCGTAGTGGTGTACTGCATCATATTGTGTACTATCGGCAGTTACAATACATGTTTGAACATCACCACCAGATCCTACGTTGACATTCTCTCCCACATTAAAGTTGTCTGGTGTATCTATGATAACAGTTCCTGTGTCTAATAGAACTTCTTTTATGACACCTGTAGAACCAGACTGAGATCCAGTAGCAACAACACCCTTTTTGAAGTTAGTTTCTCCAATGTCTGTAGTTGTTCGTATTGCTCTATGAGGATAGTTCTTCTTAGCCAAGTTAAATAAAGCATTTCTACCCAAAGGCCAACCACTTTCAGTGATCTTATTGTTAACTAGGAAGAATGTCCAGTAATACTCTGATGTACCATAGAGTTTATATGATAAAGTATCTGGTCTCTCATCTTGTAGGATTGTATAAGTTTCGTATATTGTTACATCATCACGTGCTTCTTGTGTTAAGACTGCATGTCTAGTAAAGTCTTGGATTACAACACTTGCCTCATTTGTGCCAAAGTTGTATAAAGTCTTTTGGAAGTTCTTAAAATACATTTATCTACCCTCTTGCACAATGTCTTGTTTATTAAGTGGACGCAACTCTGTAAATGATAGAGTAATCTGAGCATCAGTAAACCCACCATCTTCATAGAAGCCCTGTCCAGCACTATTATAAGTAACCTGACAATTTGTTAGAAACGATGTTAATATCTTAGTAAACACAGTCTCACCTTTGTATGTCATGGTAATGTCAAAAGGATCTGGGAACTTATAACCAACAGCAATTTCACCAACACCAATTTCATCTGGATACATTGCTACTCTGAACTTCTTAATTATTTCTTTGATACGTTCTACTTCTGCCGCACTATTAGGCACCAACTTGAATGTAAATGAGTGTGAACGAGCCGCCACACTTTGAAATAGTGTACGACTATTAGGATTTAATGCAACACGTGACGCAGATGATATACCAGCCGCCGCCTGACTATTTACTTTCGAAGCAACTCTTAAAGCCGCTAAAGATCCACTCTCACTTCCTATTCCACCTAAAAGACCATCGATAAATCCTTGACCTGCGTTCCCTACTGCCGCCGCACCCAAAGCAACTAAGTTTCCAGCCGTACTAACTGCCTTCTCTGCACCACCACCAATAACACCAAGGTCTGCGTTTTGATAGCTAATAGTATCATTGAAGTTTTGACCAGCTGGAAGTCTTAACTGAATTTGCCAGTCGCCGGGTTTACCACGATCAGTTCTTTTGATTGCTGTAGTAACAACACCAGATTGAATAGGCGGAAATTGATTTTCTCTCTGACCGGGATTTAGTCTTTCACCACTTACCGCTTGATTTGCGGCATTTCTTACTGCCGATTCTTGCCTACTAATCTCAGCATTTGCCGCACTAATGAATGAAGATATATCCAAAGGGGCAATAATTCTTGGTCTAAACGAGATAATACCTGGATATTCTCCATCATTTATCCCATCGTTGTCGATTGGAAACGCATATGTGTTCTTAAGTTCCATTGTAAAACCTTAATAAATAGAAGTGTATCGTTATTATTTATAAGGCAAAACATGGCGCATAGTGGAAAATTCAAACCTAAAAACAAATCTAAGTATAAAGGTGATTGGACACAGATAGTCTATAGGTCTGGTTGGGAGTTGAGATGCTTTAAATGGTGTGATGATAGCCCTTTGGTGAAGTCTTGGTCAAGTGAAGAAGTAGTTATTCCATACCTATATGAAGTTGATAAACGTATGCATAGGTATTTTATGGATCTTAAGATCACTTGGAAAGATGGATCTGTAGATCTTATTGAGATAAAGCCTGACAAAGAGACGAGACCACCAGAATATAAGGGCAAAAAGACTAAACGTTATATTAACGAGAGCTTAACATACATTAAAAACCAAAACAAATGGGATACTGCTAAGAAGTATGCCAAGGATAGGGATTGGGGTTTTCAGATCTGGACTGAGCACACATTAGAGAAGATGGGTCTTATGCCTAAGAGAACTAAACCATTGAAGTCTGCTAAGGTTGCCTTTAAACCATTAAAACCTCTAAAGGTCAAGAAGAAGACTAAAAAGTAGTATAAATAACATCATGAGCAAGAACTTATTCGACAAGTTAGAGATAGAAGCATTCCGTGCAGGTATTACTCCACGGACTGAAGAAAGCCGTGCATGGTTTCGTAGACGTGCTTCACAAATGCGTAACGTTAATAGAGAAGGCTTAATGCAAGCCGAACAGGTTAGGTTGACCAGAGATAGTGTTGTGGGTAACATGTATATGTTCTTCTACGACCCTAAGCATAAAGACACCTTACCTTACTATGACCAATTCCCTCTGATATTTGTTCTTGGTGATGCTCCAGGTGGTTTTATGGGTTTAAACCTTCATTACCTACCCCCACTATTACGTGCCAAACTATTAAGTGCTTTGTTAGATCTAGCAAACAATGATAAGTACAACAACAGAACTAAACTAATGTTATCTTATGATTTGATTAAAGGATCTGCTAAATATAAAGCATTCAAACCTACACTCAAGCATTATTTGACAGCACACGTCAAAACTCGTTTGGCTAAAGTACCAGCCGCAGAGTGGGAGATTGCTACATTCTTACCAATGGCACAGTGGAAGAAAGCATCACAATCTCAAGTGTATAGACAGTCAAGGAAAATGATCTAATGTTTCAAGTAGATGAAATGAAGGCAATGATCTCTAAAAAAGGTGGATTTGCACTAGCAAACCAGTTTAGAGTAATCCTTCCTGCACCTAATACCATATCAAGAGTTACAGACCGAAGAAGCAATGCTGAAGATATTCGTGATCTAAACTTGATGTGTAAAGATGTAAACCTACCAGGCAGACAGATCCTAACACAAGAACGTGTTATCGGTATGGCAAACCGTAAGGTTGCTTACTCATATGCATACGAAGACGTGAATATGACGTTTCATCTTATGAACGATTATAGTGCAAAGAGATACTTTGAAAACTGGCACAATCAGATAATCGATTTTGAAAGAAAAGAGCTAAGATATAAGAACACTTATACTCATGATATTGAAATTATACAATACAGGAAAGGTGCGGAGACCGCAGATATTTCCAAAAAGACTAACATTGGTTTTGACATCAATGACAATTTAAGATTTGATCTTGATATAACTAAGACAAGAAAGGGTGCCATAACACCTGCTGTTGAAGTGTACAAGTGTAAATTGATAAACGCATTCCCAACTACTATGAATGCTTTACAACTAAACAATGAGCAAAATGGTTTGCTTGAAATTAATGTCCAATTTTCTTATGATGATTGGGTATCTACCTAAACAATGGAGTTATTATGGCTTTACCTAAACTAAACGACCAACCCAAATATGAATTGACTATCCCATCCAGTGGTGTTGTTATCAGAATTAGACCATTCTTGGTTAAGGAAGAAAAGGTTCTTCTAATTGCCATGGAGAGTCAAGATCAGTCGCAGATTCTGTCAGCTATAGTTGACACTCTAGAAGCATGTGTACTAGGAGAAATCGATACCAATGCGCTAACAACGTTTGACATCGAATACCTATTCACTAAGTTAAGAGCTAAATCAGTCGGTGAGACTGCTAAGATCGAATTGGAATGTACGCACTGTAAGGCTAAAAACCCTGTGGTTATTCCAATGGATGATGTGGGTGTTAAGGGTGATATGACATCTCAAAAGGGAACTGTTGACATTGGCAGTGGAGTTACACTTGAATTGCAGTGGCCTCGTTATAAAACTATTGCATCAGATGCTACTGTTATTGAGGGTGGAGCAGAAGCAACATTCTCTATGATCAAGCATTGTATCTCTTACGTATGTACTGATGATGATAGGATTAAGTTCTCTGAGGAAAGTGCAAAGGAAAAGGATGAATTCGTGATGTCCATGACTTCTGATAACTTCTCATCCATTAAAGACTTTATTGAAGGAATGCCTACACTGAAGCATGACATTGATTTTGATTGTATTGAGTGTGGTAAACATAACGAGTATACACTGGAAGGTATGCAAGATTTTTTCTAGTATGTCTATCTCATAATAGTATACTTAATTACTATAAGAACAACTTTGCACTGATGCAACATCACAATTATAGTTTGAATGAGATAGACGGATTAATACCATGGGAGAAGGAAGTGTACATTACTATGCTTGCTGAACACATAAAAGAACAAGAAGAAGAACGAAAGAGACAAAGAAATGGCTGATACCACTCTCAATGATGTAGTTAAAACCCTACAGAAAGGTCAAGCACGTGACGAGCGAATGGCTAAGAACTTTGAAGCATGGTTCAAAGCTCAAGAACGTGCACGTCTTGATGCTCTAGAAGAGAAGAGAGAACGTAAGAAAGCTAAACCTGAGTCTGTAGAACGTGCAAGAAGAAAAGATACTGGTAAAGATAATACTAGTCTGGGTTTCTTGGCATTGGGTAGACTTGTAGGACCTTTAGGTGCATTCATCGCTGGATTTACTGCATTAGGTGCGGCACTGGCAGGGTTCCGTGGATGGGAACTAAAAGCAATTAAATCATTGGATAAGTTTGGTGGCTTCAGTAAGGCATTAGATCAAAAGTTCATTAACCTAAGAGCCAAGTTCTTCAATAAGCTAGGTCTAGATCCTAAGTTAGGAAAAGCTGTTGACGGTAAAAGAAGTCTTGCAACACCATTAACTACCCAATTAAATAATAGGATGAATACATGGTTCTCTAATCTACAACAGAAGTATTTTAAGATCTTTGGTCTTGGTGTTGATGGTAAACCTATATCCGTACAGGGAGATGATGGAAAGATCAAACCTAAAAGTATTATGGCTAGGCTTGGTGTTAGAATAAACAGTATATTTAGACCCATAACCAAAATGTCTAGTGCTATTGGTGCTTGGTTTAGTGGAGCAGGAGCTAAGGTTGTAAACTTTGGTAAGAATTTCCTAGGTAAAGGTGGGGCATTTGTCAAACTCATGGGCAAGCTCTTATGGCCTATTGGTATTCTAATATCTGCATTTGATGGTATGAAAGCATACATGGCATCTGATGAAGCAACCACATTTGGTAAATTTGGTGATGGTATCGCTGGAATGGTTGGATCATTCATTGGTGCACCATTCGACTTAATCAAAAGCGCATTCCTTTGGATCATAAGAAAGATTACTGGTGCAGAAGTTGATGCAGATGGTAACTACGATACATCAACAACAAGTGGAAAGATACTACAAGCCGCTAAGGACTTCTCGTTTACAGAGATGATAACTAAAATGGTTAAATCACCTTTCACTGCAATTCTAAATGTCGTGGATTGGGTGAAGTCTAAGTTTGCTATATTCAGTGATGAAGGAGAAGGTGGTGGATTTGGTGGTATGATGAAATCTATTCTGGATGATGCACTATCAGCCCTTGGCTATAAAAAGGGAATGAGTGTATTAGAGATCATTGGTCAAATCGTTACGGCACCTGCAACTGCTGGTATTAAATGGATTGCAAGTAAGTTTGGATTTGAAGTACCCGAAAACTTTACACTAAACCCTGTCACCATAATAAAACAATATGGTAACGATGCTTTTAAATGGATTGCAAGTAAGTTTGGATTTGAAATCACTGATGACGATTTTAGCGTCACTGGTTGGATTAAGAACAAATGGGATGAGGCTGTTGTTAAGATGCAGAATGCATTCTTAGATCTGGGACTATGGATGTCTATGATCGGACCTAAACTAAAGGTTATGGCAGTAGAAGCAATTAAATCTTACACTGGTAACTGGATCATTGATGATTCTACTCTAGAAGAATTACAGGCAGACGTTGAGCGAAGAGAAAATCAAGCACAGATGCTCAGAGATCAGTTAGCGATCCAACAAAATAAAAACAATGCAGAAGATATTACGCCAGAAACTGCGCCCGAACCAGCACCAGTAGTTGTGATAGATGGATCGTCAGGTGATACTGATGCTTCATCAACAACAATTAACCAACTTAGGATACCGATGAACAATGGTGGGGATGCATTTAGAGATGAACATGGACTAGTAAGAATACCTATTAGCCCATTCAACTAAGGAAATGATATGTATGTGATGATAACGATATTAATGTTGGGAAATAACATGTCTGTACAGGCACCTAACATAGTGTTTAATGATATGGCCTCTTGCATAAAAGCAAAGACCTTACAGAATAAGATCCTTGATCTAACTAAACCTGATGCTGATGCTAGACATGTAACTAATTGTTTTAAGATTACACCAGATATACAAGCGTAAAAGGCAGAGGTTTCCCCCTGCCCTTTGTTTTAGTCTTCGGCTGTTAAGCGAGAGAAGTAGGATAACGTATCGTCATCATTACTTGTCTCCATTGCCTCTGCCGTTACTGGCGCAAACTCCGTTTGTGGAGATGGGGCAGTAGCAGTTGCCATAGGTGGAGCACTCTCCTGTACCGACAAGTCTTGACGAGCTTGTGTGGTCATAGTCGATTGACCAGTCACTTTCTCAAAACGAGCTTTCAACTCATCATATGATTTAAAGTTCTTAGGATCGATAAACTCACTCAAGTCGTACATCTTGTTATAGATAGCTTCCAACTCAGCATCGTTATCAGACAATGCACTCTGAGAAGCGAACTCAGACTTATCGTAGTTACGATAGCCTTCGACTTGGCGGATCTTCAGTTTGAAGTCTGCACCTTCCCAAAAGTTAAATGGATCTACAGGCTTCTCGTCTGCAAATTCTGGTTGCATGGCATCAATGATCTTATCATAGATCTTCTTACCGAACTGATACAACATTACCTTACCTTCATTGGCAGGGTTCGCAGGATCTGATACGATCAATGCATTAACAACATAATGTAAACGGCGTTTCTGTTTACGAGCAAGTGTCTTGCCCTCTTCAGTACCATTGTTCCATAGTGTTGAGTTGTATTCGGATACTGGATCCTGTTCGTTAAGAGTAGTCAGAGACTTCTCAATGTACCAACCACCGGGGCCTTGAAAGCCATGATCGAAGTAACGAACCCATGGTAGGGCTTGTCCTTCTGCCGCAGGTAAGAAACGTAGAACAGCAAAGCCGTTACCCATCTTATCTACTGTTGGTTTCCATAGACGATCATCGCCATATGATTTCTTACCAGTGGTACCACCACCTGCGGCATCTGCCGCCGCTAGAAGATCAGAGATCTGGTTACGTTTTGTTTTTAGATTTGCAAAAGACATTTGTATGTTCCTCGTATTGCTGAATTATATTTGTATTACTGAATTATTATACTATAGAATCGATGTGGTGTCAACCATCAATCATCGAACAATAGCGTATTTTGTCTAGGGAGATAGTTCAACTTCATAGCTTCCCCCTCTAACTTCTCAACGATAACACCGTTAAGAAACTTCTTTACATCCTCTGGTTCGATGTTCGTCTCTTGACAGACATCAATGACTGCATCCATATAGGATAGCTTTTTACCAAACACAGAGATTTCTACCATTCTTGAAAATTTACTTTTATTCAGAAACCCTGTTTCGCTCATTTACTCATAGCCCTTAAGATGATTGTATCCCTATTTAGTCTTCCGTTTGGAACGGTTGTTTGCGTCTTTAAGGTGCTCCACATCTTATTGATCTGGTTTGCAGTCTTAGTTAAGGCAACAGGGAGACCCTCGTGTGGCTTACGAAGCGTAATCTGCCTTGACAGATCTGCATCCCAACCCTTTAACGTAGTGCCTTTCACCTCTAACCCTGTTGCCTTATGACTTACGTATTCGGTCAGTTTCTTTGTTTTGACGTTAAAGGCGTACAGTCTCATAGCACCTACGATTGACATAGGGTGTATTGACTTTAGTTTGTACTCTTTGTTTTCAGAACAAATCTGTATCTTGGCAACTTGCTTATCCGCACTCTTGATACGTGGTTTACGTGGTGTGCGTGTAGCTTTCTTAACTGCCACATACTTATCAGCATCATCAATGATACTCTGAACGAATTCGAGATATTTCTTCCATACACTCAGTGGTTGACTAGAGTATGCCTCAACAAGATCGGGAGTTCTCTTATTGATCAACTCAGTCAGTTCATTACGTAATGGTGTGTAGAAAGAAACCACTGCACTCGCTGTTGACTGTGGGTAAATTCCCCCAACCAAATCCTCATACACATTGTGAGTGACGTTAGGCCATTCATCAAGTGTACACTCAATACCACCAATGAAGTCCGAAGTCTTCTCTTTGATGATATCAGCGGGTGTCTTACGTGCAATTGTCTGCACTTCCCCATTTTCTTCCTTTTCGACTAAGGATTTAAGTCCTAGGTCTTCAAGGTATTTGAAGAAAGTGCTCAAAGCGTTCTTTGCATTCCAATTGTCTGGAAAGACTTTGCCCTTTTGTTCCCACAGAATAGTAGAAGCAATAAAGTGCTTTGGAGTGAAAGCCCACTCTGGAGCGGCAAGATATACCTCTTGGGTATCCTTGTCGAATGTCTGCTTGATGTAAGTCTTAATGAATGACGCTATGTCTTTCTTATCGACTTCCATACGGATGTACTCGTTAAAGTGGCTAAAGTTGGTGTCGGGTGCGGCACCAATTCCTGTTCTAGCTCTCGCACGTGGTAGTGATTTTGCTTTCATTCTTTTAGCCATAACGAATCATCTCCTCAAGTAGTTACATACTATATTACCTTAATTTGCAAATAGTGTCAACCCCTAATCGACACTGTTTTTAATTTGCTTTACATTTGGCTTGTCATTAAACTGATGTAGAACTAATTCTCCGTGTTCATCATAAGTACTTCGAACAAACCCCTGTTCACAGAGATATTCGACAGTGCTACTAACTATGTCTTCATGCTTGTTAGCCCACCATGTCTTGTGGATAAAAAAGCCACATACTGCGCAACCCACGCCGAATATCACTGAGAGTATTTCTTGATCGATATAAAAGTGCAAATATACTCCCCTCTTAAATTACTATTTAGGCTTCCCCTCTTCGATGAATTCCATGGGTGGCGGTACTTGTACATCCACATATTCCCACTTAGGATCTTGCCAGTTAAACGATCCATCAGTTGATGTCACAGATTTGACTTTGTCCATACGAAATGAACGAAACCCATTCTTGTTAACATCCCAAGAAGGTAGAACTTCTTCGTTAATTTTGCGGATCTTCTTTTGTGTCAGAGGATCCTCTTTAGTTGCGGGCGGAAGATCTTCGGCACGTAGTGTACAAACCATCTTACGCATTTCACCATTTACTTTTTCGAATACTACTTCACACACGTGTTTCTGTAGCACTTCAACTAGTTCTTTTCTAGTTATCATTGTCATAGTCTACATCCTTTCTAAAATGGTAGATTCCATGTGGTAGGTTCCAAGCTTCCATTAACTTACGATACATATCAGATGTGAAGCCAATCACCTGATATCGTTTTTCGTTCTCATCCCACTGACGAAAGAAGACTTCTCCTTGATAGTCAATAATCATTTCGACATCTTCGTAGGACTCAGAGGTATCCAAAATGGTTACCTTAGTTTCATTAAAGCCTTCATCTTCTTCGATGGTTAGCATTAGCCACGTACTTCTAGAATAACAGTAGCACTGATAAGATAATTCTTAATCAGGTCTAGAAGATTAGGTTCGCCCCAAAACAGTATAACCATAACAGCTATGAATGTCCAGAACGTACCAGAATTTAAATGAGTATCCCCATTCTTCATTAGTAGTCTCCCCAATCATTATCGTACTTTGTGGTTGCACGATAGGTTTCGCCATAATACTCATCAGCATACTGAGAAGCATCAGTCCAATAGTTGATGTTTTCACCTTGTACAGGTTCTCGAACAACATTACTCACACGTTTGGTTTTAATAGAACCAACATCCTGTAAAGCCTGTTTGGATTTACGCTTGAGCGTATTAAATGTAGATTTACGCTTCAGCGTATTTCGTTCAGCGATTTCTTTAATCATAGCCAAACGGTCAGCCTTTTGTTGTGGTGTCATAGTCATAAGTTACATTCCTTCTCTTACAAATTCTTCGAATGTTTTAGGAAATACATCTTTCGTAGTATTCAGATAGTGTTCGTATCTCTGACCATCTTCTGTTAAAGGTGAATTTTCATCATATGTCATAGTATATTCCTTCGATTTAATAATGTATTATAGCACAGTGACAAAGGGCTGTCAAGCCCTCTGTTCAACTCCATCCAACCATTCTTGGTATTGACGTTCAATGTCATCTTCCATAAACGCCATGTTAGATTCAAGTTCCAAGATGTATTCATTAACCTCTTGCATTGCTTCTGACATAGGCGTATCAAAGCCCACTGTACGAATGCGTTTCTCAAGGATCTTGTCCAACCTGTCGATTACCGTTTGTGTATCAATAATATCCATTATGCCACCTCTGAGTATGTTGGAGCTACTGGAACATCAGCAGTTGAGATAGGGCTGTACAGTTTCTCAGGCTCTTCTATCTTTTTAAAGCCCATTGGAGAACACATGTAGAATTCACCTTGTTTATCCCAAGGGTTCTTAACTACTTCGAAGATATCACCGACAGAACTACTGTGGGTACGACCAGACACGTTAGTAACAAGTTCTGGGTTTTCCCAAAGGTTAGTCAATCGGAAAGCAACCTCAAGATCATCAGTAGCTACTTTACAAGCTAATGTATAGTACTGGAAGCAAGAAGGACGGAACCGCCCGATAGAAGCTTCTGACCTAGCATTAAAAGCAGGCACACGCTCATTGGCATTAACGGCATCGATTTGCTCGTCGCTCAATTGAATTTGATAAATGTTAATCATGTGATTCTCTCTTTCTCATTGGTATAGTCATTGTATAGCAGATTGATTCGAAGGTGTCAAGCGTTAAAGAACATGTCCCAGAACATCCATCCAAGACCGACTAAGGGAACTGCAACGGCGATTACTACGATCATTACTAAAAGTTCTAACATCATTGTCTCCTTGTTTCTCTCTATACATTCTTTATAGGTGATTCGCAGTATAATGTCAAGCACTAATTACAATTAAATTAAGACTTGACAGAATCAGAGAATCGTGATATAATAAAGGACCAATTCGGAAAACAGGGGAATACTTTGATAAATAACTCTATGGAAATATGGCTTAATAAGATACACATTACAGGTGCACGTAGAGGACTTGGGTTAGCATTAGCCGAAGAATACAATAACGTGCCTATGTGTGATTGTGAAGTATTCATTAACTGTAAGCATGATAACCAAGTAGATCTTCTTTATGAAGCGGCTGAGAAGGGTAAGAGAATCATTAACATTGGTTCTAACTCACCAGACGAACAGAAGAAGGTTCCCCATAAGTATGCCATAGAAAAGGGTGCACTAGATAAGGCAAATGATCAGTTATTCTATCAGGGTGTAGATACAACCATTGTTAGATTTGGTTACTTCGATTCGCCACGTGTTTCACACATTGTTGCCAACAAGTTAGATATTGATTACTGTGTATATATCATTGACTGGATACTTGATCAACCTCACAGAATAAAGGATATAACTGTTGTACCCCATAAACATTGATATGATACTCCTTGAGATACAGGGGTTACCAGACTATAAAGAACAGCTATCCCTACAAGTGACAAAAGAAGGTAACGGTGGTGAAGGTAGATTAAAGAACCTAACGACATCTGAGAAAGACTTTATTGAGTTTGCCTATGACATTCCCTATACTAATTCGGTATTAAAAGAACTTGGGATGTTTAGAAGCAGACTAATGAAAATGGAAGGTAAGACGTGTTACACATATCATTGG